CTTTATGAAATAAAAAGGAGTGATTTCGCTATGAGTAATAAATTTGAACAGTTGCTTGATTATATCATCAACGAAGAGCAAGATAAAGCTAAAGAGCTTTTCCATGAAATTATTGTGGATAAGTCTCGTGAGATTTATGAAGGCTTGATTGATGAGCAAGATCTTGAAGCTATCGAAGAGGAAATTGAAGAAGTAGATGAAGAAATTTCCAACAACGAAGTTGAAGATTTTGTTGACGATATTGAAAGCGACGAAGAAGGTATGTCACTAGAAGATGCTGGTGATGATCTTGAAGATGTCATGGATATGGAAGCCGACGAAGAAGGCGGTGAAGAATCCGAAGAAGAAGAAACAGATGAAAGATTAAGTGATCTAGAAGCTGCATTTGATGAACTTCAACAAGAATTTGATAAGTTGATGGCAGAAGTTGGTGGTGAAGAAGTTGCACCGGAAGAAGAAGAATTAGAATTCGAAGCCGTTGAAACTGATGAAGAACCAGTAGATGAAGCCGCCGGCACAGCTGCAACAGCCGCCAAACGCGACATTGAAAACAAGAAGCAAAAGCCACATACTGAATCTGTAGAAGATGAATTAACCGAAGCTTCACTTGAAAGTGTTCCTGCCCCAAAAGGCGGTAACTCAGATGGTACAGCAATGAGCCATGATCGTGGCGCAATGGATCCAAGCAAAGCAAATGCTGGTAATATTGCACAAGGTGGTGAAGGTTCAGATGGTGCCGCACCAAGTGTAAACGCAGGCGGTATGGACACAAAAGCCGACCTTGAAAACGAGAGCAAGTAACGGAAGATGACTTATCTAAAAGAACACTTGACATTTGACCAAGCACGTATGATAACCGAGACTGATGCAGACGGTAAGGATCTATATATGAAAGGTATTTGTATTCAAGGTGGTGTAAAGAATGCAAATAAACGAGTATACCCAGTCAATGAGATTAGAGACGCCGTATCAACATTAAATGAACAAATCAATCAAGGCATGTCAGTATTGGGCGAGGTTGACCATCCAGATGATCTTAAAGTTAATTTAGATCGTGTTTCCCACATGGTTACAGAAATGTGGATGGACGGTCCCAACGGATATGGAAAACTTAAAGTTCTTCCAACACCAATGGGTAATTTAGTCAAAACAATGCTAGAGTCAGGTGTTAAATTAGGAGTATCCTCCAGGGGTTCAGGTAATGTAACCGAATCATCTGGAGACGTTTCAGAATTTGAAATAGTCACGATAGACGTCGTGGCACAACCAAGTGCTCCAGATGCTTATCCAACAGCAATTTATGAAGGCCTTCTCAATATGAGAGGCGGTCAGCAATTGTTAGGAGTAGCAGCTGAAGTACGTGAGAATCAAAAGGCGCAGAAATATCTTAAAGAAGGGATTTTGCGCCTCATAAAGGACCTAAAAATTTAGGAGAGCATTATGATAGAGGTATTCAAACCACTTATCGACAATAACCTAATCTCAGAAGAAGCAAGAGATGAACTTCAGGAGGCTTGGGACACCAAGTTGACAGAAGCTGCTGAGCAAAATAAAGCGGAACTCCGTGAAGAGTTTGCACAGCGTTATGAGCACGATAAGGAAGCAATTGTCGAAGCCCTAGATACAATGGTTACAGATTCTCTAAAACAAGAAATCCAAGAATTTGTTGAGGACAAGCAAGCAGTAGTTGTTGAGCGAGTTGCATACAAGACAGCAATTGCAGAGCATGCCGATATGCTTAACACATTCGTAACAAAAAATCTAACAAATGAAATGCAAGAGTTTCGCACAGACAGAGGTTCGCAGACTGAAGCATTTGGTAAGTTAGAGGATTTCGTAATCAAAGCATTAAGTGAAGAAATTGTCGAATTCAATGAAGACAAACAAGACGTAATTGATACAAAAGTTAAGTTAGTTGCTGAAGCAAAAGCAAAACTAGCAGAACTTAAGAAGACATTTATTGCACGTGGTGCCAAGATGGTGGAAGAGACTGTCACCAAAACTATTAAGGGTGAGATGTCACAATTAAAAGAAGATATCCAGAGTGCTCGTGAGAACAACTTTGGACGTCAGCTATTTGAAGCATTTGCCGCCGAATATTCAAATTCATATATGAATGAGAAGACTGAAGTAGCAAAGCTTATGAAGCAACTTTCCGTTAAGGAAAACGAGCTTGCGGAAGCAAGCAAAGAAGTAACAGAAAAAGATGCGCTTGTAGAAGCAAAAGATAGTGAGATCAGAATTATTAATGATCAAGCAAACAGGAAAGAAGTTCTTTCAGAAATGCTTAACCCATTGGCTAAGGATAAGAAAGATATTATGGAAAGTTTACTTGAATCAGTTCAAACTGATAAACTTAAAGCATCTTTTGACAAGTACCTGCCCGCAGTTATTAATGGCGATGGTAGTGGTATAAAACGCAAACTAACTGAGTCAGTAAAGAAAGAAGTTACCGGTGATCGTGAAATCAAACAAGAAACTCAACCAGAGCACGATGTCACCACTTCTAACATTATTGATATCAAGAAGTTGGCGGGATTAGCAGTTAATTAATTAAAGAGTTTAGGAGACACAAATGTCAGAACTATTAACAGAACGTTGGGAAGAGACCAAAGATGCCTTATGTGAAGGCCTTGAAGGCAACCAACGTAGTACAATGGCAGCTGTTCTAGAGAATACAAAGCAGTATCTCTCAGAAGCTGCAACATCAGGCGCGACTGCATCAGGTAACGTTGCTACACTAAACCGTGTAATTTTGCCAGTAATCCGCCGTGTAATGCCATCAGTAATCGCTAACGATATCGTTGGTGTACAGCCAATGGCAGGTCCAGTAGGACAAATTCACACATTGCGTGTACGTTATGCCGATGCAGATAATCCAACAGGCACAGCAAATGACGTAACAGCTGGTGACGAAGCACTATCCCCATTCCAAATTGGCCAAGCCTATTCAGGCGATGGCACAGCCGGAGCGGGTGCAGCTACTTCAGCACTAGAAGGCGCCGCAGGTAACCGTCTAAGCATTCAAATCTTAAAGCAACCTGTAGAAGCAAAAACCAGAAAGCTATCCGCTCGCTGGACTTTTGAGTCTGCACAGGACGCAAATGCAATGCACGGTATCGATATGGAAGCAGAAATTATGAGTGCATTAGCACAAGAAATTACTGCAGAAATTGACCAAGAGATTCTTGGTTCATTACGTAGTATTGCTTCAACTGGTTTTGCATATGACCAGGCAGCAGTATCAGGTACAGCAACATATGTTGGTGACGAACATGCAGCTCTAGCAGTTATCATGAATCGTGCAGCCAACCGTATTGCACAACGCACACGTCGAGGCGCAGGTAACTGGGCAGTTGTTTCACCAGCTGCACTAACAGTGCTACAAAGCGCATCAACAAGTGCATTTGCACGTACAACAGAAGGTTCATTCGAAGCACCAGTTAACCAGAAGATGGTTGGTACATTGAATGGATCATTGAAAGTATATGTAGACACATATCATGCTGACACCGGTGATACACTAGTAGGCTATAAGGGTTCAAGCGAGGCAGACGCCGCCGCATTCTATTGCCCATATATTCCACTAATGAGCTCCGGCACAGTACTAGACCCAGCAACTTTCGAACCAGTCGTAGGCTTCATGACACGTTATGGTTATGTCGCACTAACAAATACTGCATCATCCTTGGGTAATGCAGCTGACTACCTCGAAAAGATTACTATGTCTAATCTTTCATTCACATAAGTTATAACTTATTTGACGAAGAAACCACCCACTTTGGGTGGTTTTTTCTTGGATAAATACAAATGCGTAGTAATACACTACGTTTATGGGGAACACCATCCCCGTAGTTCATAGAACGGACATAGCCTATAAAGGAGAAACCAAATGGGAAGACCACTAAATTCAAGGATGTTCACTACAGCTGCTGGAGGTGCAACCGCCGGCGCTAATGAAATCAAAGTCAGTTTTCATAACGGAACAGCCGTTAAAGAAGGTACTATTGTTAGACAAAAAGGTTCAAAACGATTTGTGTGTGCTGAAACTGGTGCCGCAGACACGGAGCATACTTGTGTACTAACAACTGGCAAACTACCAGCCGCATTATCAGCTGGTGAGATGTCAATTATGGTATTAGGTGCTGATTCAGAAACTTACACAGTTTCAAAAATTACTGCACGTAAAGCTACAGTAATAGCACCAAGTGCAACAGGATCTAACGCATTAGACGGAACATCAGTAGCATGGCAAATGGGTTCAGCGGCTTCTGCAGGCGTAGTACGCATGGAAGAAGCGGGTGACGATGACGTTTCAAACGTTGATGATGACGATTTTACA